TTTATTGTGTGGCCTGCGCCACCTACTTTAATCTTAGATGGCATCTCTAGCTCCAAACGCGGTGTAGTTGGCATATTTCTGGAATTGAGGGTCGTTGATCATTTCTTCAGAGTTTACCTGATTACAATCAATACTAAAAATGGTGTAGTCATCTACGATAATTCCTTTAGCAAATACCTGCTTAGGGGTAAATACCTGATTACGGAATACAATTCTATCTCTTAAATAAGAGTCCGGGTTTGTAGGGAGGTGCTTTAATTTAGGAATAATTTGAGAGCCAGGCCCAGATAAACTTGAGCCGTCAATAATGTCCATATTAAGAGTTACCCTTAAAACGTCAGTATTGTAGAAACCTCTATCTCCTTGGACAGTTACTCCCTGGAATAGGGAGGCATTGACTACGGGGACGCTGTTTGGCCCGTCCCATCTACGCCCACCGCTATTACTTCCTACGTCATATATGGGATCTACTACGCTCGTAGAGCTGTTGTAAAACCACCACTCAATGCTGTATCCGACCGTACGCACTACTTCTTTTGAGGTAGCAGAGATAATGGAGCCACGCTCATGTTCTACGTTAAAACGGCCTACCACTCTCTCCCCGCGCATTAGTCCTCCTGAGGAGCGGTAAAAGTACCGGTCTCTGGATTATAGGTGCTGCTAATAAATACCCCATTCTCTATATCGGTTACGTCAACCATTAGAGGCTCGCTTAAAAATATAGCAGCTAGACGGTCATCTGTGTGGATGATGTCTACTACCTCATTGTCGATAATAAATGCAACTTTATTTGGGGGCAGATTAGGTGCAGTAGTCATTAGATCTCTTTCTTGTACGATATTTGTATGGCTTCCCACTTATGAAGTGGACAAGAAGCATTAGGTAGCTTTGTTTTTAATTTCATTATGCATCCACACTCTTTGCATTGCGAAGTAGACTTGATGAACCTATCACATCCGCGGCATATATCTAGACGTGTTTCAGCTATATCTGTTTCTACTCGGCCTATGTTTTTATTAAAAAGGTCCCATGGCCTAGCAGGTCTTGTATTTTCAGTCATTGCTCTCCTTAAATTGTTCCTAAGAAATTATCAAGTGTTGATCCTTGAGACCCTGATGATGGGGCCTTAATTATACCTACTGAAGTTCCTTTTGTAGGACTGGTAGGCGTAATAACTATATTTGAGCCTAGCTGACTTGTCAATCCCGCAGAGGCGTAGGCTTTAGCGGTAATCTGGTTTCCAACAGTAGATACTATCAAAGATCCTACACTTGTGTAGCCAGAGTTTGTGTTGGTAGCTAAGCGGGTAGCAGATTGAGAAACCACGTTTCCAGACACCGAGCTAACAATAACAAGGTCTGTGTGGTAAGTAGTATCTCCACCAGAGTAAGATACGCCTGAACAGCAACCAGATGGTGTACATCCTGCCCCTGAACAAGTAGCCTGTCCTCCAGAGCAAGAGCTGCTAGTCCCTATTTGATTTTGGTTTAATCCTCCACACGCACCGCCGGTATAACAGTTAAACCCTGTGCAAGAAGCAGACCCTGTGCAGCTACTAGTCTGTTGCGTAGTTCCGCAATAGTATGTTGTTGGGGTGGTTGTAACTTGCGTATGACAATTATAATAATTAACAGATTCTTGGCGCGTACTTTGATTCCAGTTTCCAATACATTTTCCAGAGGTAACTGTTGAAGTTTCGCAGTTTTCCCAACAAAAAATAGTTTGAGTGCTGCAGTTGCCAACGCAGCTTGTGGTAACACTATCACTAGTTCTACAGCAAACAAAAGCCGCGTTTTGAATACACTGGCTGCTAGTTGAGTTAGGTACTACTACGCTACCTGGAGAACAACCATCTCCGCCATATTGTGGGTTTTCTGCGGGGTAGTAAGAAAATCCGCTACCCGCACTAGTTACTGATCCAGAACATTGTGTACCACATGCAGGAATACTATAAGTAGTGTATTGCACACTTCCTGAGCACTGTGTTCCGCATTGAGGTATGACATAGCTAGTTGTAGTGCTCGTAGTTTGCTCGCGCAATGTGCCGGGGCAACAATTAGACGAAGGGGTGCCTGTCCAACCTAAATAAGTGTTTGTATAGTCACAAAAAGAGTTGTCTACAGACGAGGTAGAAGTATACGCAAATGTAGCCCCGCAACCTGAAGCGCATTGGCTAAGAAGAACACCATTTTGAAAGTTACTGCAGTTTGAGGTTCCTGGTACGGAAGTAACCGGAGAACAGCATCCTGAAGGAAGGCACCCGGTACCGCCACCAGCGCAAGGACTAGAACTTCCATAACTTTGACTTCCAGTACAAGCAGACCCAACTTGAGTTGTATTCCAAGTAGAGTAGTAATAACTAAAAGATTGAGTGGTTGTGCAACTTCCTACAATAGCTGACGTAGACTGAGTATATTGAGGGTATGTGGCCCACCAAGACCCGGAGTCTGTTATCCAAAAAACAGCACCGGTTCCACCTGAAACATCTGCACTTACAGAAACATCCGTGCTACCTAAATTAGCTGAAGCGATCGGGTAAGAGCTTGCTGCATCATCTGATATTGCTGAGTTGGACCCACTAATACGCCAGTTTCCACGAAGTGCTGTCCATACTTGTCCGCTGTCCGCGGTGCCTAGGCCAGTAGCAGTTGACGCCCTATTAAATGCGTCTTGAACTTTAGAGGCAAACCATTGTCTCCACACTCCGTTAATTTTAATGAATGCCGAAGTAACCGTTTTCCATTGACCGTTTACTTTTACTGAAAGACCAGATGCGGTCCTCCAGGCACCATTAACCTTGGAATTACCTGGCATTATACGTACTGCACCCAGATATCTCCATCAATGCCTTGACCTGAAGTCGGAGCATTTGCAGATGAATGAATGTTTCTAACTACTGCCAAAGAAGTAGATGCGGTAGTAACTGCTCCGTTTACAACGTTAACGGCCCCAATAGCTGCAGGAGTAATGCCTAAACTAGCTGGGTTTAATTGTGGGCTACCAAATGCTTCCCATTGTCCTGTAGATACGTCATAGCGCTTAATAGCCATTAGTTAACTCCATACACTAGTGCTGTACCACCAGAAAACGTTCCAGTGGATAAAGAGATTGTCATTTTTGTTAGGGCAGTAATTTGAGTGTATGCTTTTGTATCATCTAGCAAGGTTACTGCGTTAGAGTTATTGGTGTATACGCCCTTTAAATATCCCCAAGAAAAGCTTGCAGGATCTTGGGTATCAACAATATCTACTGTCCAATGGTTTGTCGTTACCGCTGGCTTAACGTTTGGAATAGTAAATAAAGCGGATCCGGTACTGTAGTTAGTAACGTCATCATTAAGAGTTATACTTACTGTTGCATTAACAGACGGCTGTACTCCTCGGAATACTACGTACACATCTTTGTACACAGTTAGGATAGATAAGTCAACAAAAGCCCCAGTCAAACTGACGCTAGAAATTAAGTTTTTACCCGCATTGTTAAACGGGTCAGAGTCAACCCAAATATCTCCGTCTATAGGAGACGCTGGAGTATTAGGGCCTACGAATATTCGTTTACCTTTACGATCATCAGTAAATTGCAATGGGCCAAGGTGCTGGCCGTTATTTTGTACCGCCATTACGCACCAATTTCAGAGCCGAATGCTTGGAAGCTAAGGTTGGCTGTAGAAGCTACGACTGTTATTGAGTCGGTAGTTGAAAGGGTTACGCCGAGGGTAAAGGTGGTAGTAGTATTACCGGGGATAACTGCATCGTAAGCAAGATACTGCTTATCCGCTAGGGTTGAATTATCTTCACGTATAGCTATACGGTAGGTTGCCGAAGATGAGCCTCGGTTGCATATAGCTATAGTTGAGACCACAGCGCTTCCTGTAGATCCCACAGCGTATAGCTGAGTTCCTCCGGAAACATTAGCTGCAGGCGCAACTTGGCCAAGAATTTTATATATTGTTGCCAAGGGATGGCTCCTTTAAGTAGGACGGGTCAGTTGAGCTAAATTCTACAGCTTTAAGGCCCATATTGTGCTCTTTATCCTATGGGTGATTGGGGGACCTTCTAGGCCTGTGAGGGGGCTGCTAGATCCTCAGCCGTTAGGGCTAAATTTAGTAGATTCATCGCCAAAAACAAAGGTTGTTATTGAGTACCTTTCTCTTTCTAAAACTGGAAATACTTGATGCTTAAGGTGGGCTTTGTGAATAACCATGCTTCCTTGCCTTGGGGTAACGCTTAGACCAAGAGTTGGGTATATCAACTCTCCCCCAGTAAAGTCGTCATTTAAATAAATAGCAATACCAAAAACTATTTTTCTTGGGTCATCGGGGTTTCCGCCATCTTCATGCGGCCACATAAACTCTGAATTTCTTAACCTTCGTAAATCTCTAGAATAGGTTATTGACTCTATATTAATAAAAAGTGTTTCAATAGTTTCATACACATTGTTCATTTTAAGCAATGACTCATCACTTATAGATTTAACTGTATTTCCTACGTGCGTAGTATCCCAATCAATATCTAGTTGAGCCTCAGATACAAGGGTACTTCTCAGCTCTTCATCTAAAAACCCCTCAATTTCGTACACACCTTCTCCGTGCTTTATCATGATTAGTTATACTTGCTACTGTTGATGTGGCAAATTTCAATTTCATTTATATTAACATGGTTTGGTAACGACCCTACCCAGTAGATAGCTTCTGCTAAATCCTCTGCAGTTAAGGCGTAGTCTCGTTTTTGCTCTTGGGTATCAATGGTCGCTGGACAAATTTCTGTAATTTTAATGCCAAATTGAGGAAACTCAAGCCTCATTGTGTCGATTAGGCCGCGCTCACCCCGCTTGGCGTTTGTGTAATTTCCACCGCCACGATAGGGCACCTTGCCTCCAAAAGAAGTAATAAAGACAATTGTTGGAGAATCTGACTTTTCCATGCAGGGTACAAATAGTTGGGAAAGGTACATAGGCCCAGATACGTTTATATCGTAGGCGCGTCTAAAGTTATCCATGGTTTCATTAATAATACTAGTTGGGTCAGAGCCACCACCAGCATTGTTAACTAAAAGGTCTAGGGTTATGTCTTTGTACTGCTCATAGAAGATCTCTATTGCTTTAGAGTCTGTTACGTCTAAGCTATATACCTCAACGTTATCAGATACAAGCTCAGATACTTTGGAAAGATTTCTTGAAACAGCAATAACCTTATAGCCATTTTCAGATAGGCGTTTAACTGTTGCTAACCCCACACCTTTGCTTGCTCCAGTTACAATAGCTGTTTTCATATTAATGAATCCAGTGTTGGGGCACCATTATCTTTTCGCCACTCTTCACTAGGTGTGCAGTGTGGTGGTATGGTGGAGATGGTGGGAAAACAATAATGCTTCCAGCTTTTGGTTTGATAGCAAAAGTATAGCTTTTGTCTTGTGTTGCAATTTCAAAGTCAGGGTTTGGGCTAGCTAGAGTTAGTATTCCTTCTGGGGAAGCAATAGTAAAAGATAGCTCTCCACCCTCATAGTCGTCATTTAAGTACATAACAAAAGATACTTTAAGACGGCCATCCCCCTCTTGTTGGTCAAAGTGGGCACCCATATATGTGCCTGCCTTATACTTTTTAATCGGATACATTGGAAATAGTTTAGGCTCATCTGTGATGCCGTGAGCTGCTGCATAATCTTTTGCTACATCATAAAAAGCTTTTTGTAATGTAGAGTAGATATAAGTCTTCTGGATATCTGACGGGTCTGCAAAAATACTTTTATCTGTTCCATAGACATACGCTTCCCCACTACACGCCATCCATTCGCCCCAAGGATTTTCGTTGTCCTGGTCAATTGCATCAACAAGCTTCTTTGGGTCTTCAATTACGTTTGTGTAGTAGTAAACTTTTTCTTCAAGTATTTCTCTGTCCATTTTGCGTCCTTTAGTACTTATTCTTTTGATAGTGGTCTTTTTCTTTAATGAATCCCACAAGAACATATCTTATGGGCCCATCCCCTACATGCTTGACTCCGTGCTCATACTCTTCGTTACCTGGAAAAAATAACATAGTTCCTGGTTTAGGCTTTAACTGGATATCAAGGTTTGGAAAAAATAATTCGCCGTCTGCATAGTTATCATTAATATATACAATTGTAGCGTATTTTATAGATGGGTCTGTTTTTTGATCCGTATGCGCTTTTAACTCTACCCCTGGTTGCATCCGCTGAATTGTTGCAAAACCACTTAAAATTAATTCCGGGTCGGCTTTGACTACCATTGAGTTTACAACATCATATAGGGGCCTTTGAATCTCATGATGCAAAATATTAAAGTTTTTATCTTTCCAATTTTGAGTAATTTCAAACTTACCCTCAGCAACTAAGTTTTCTACATCATCTCTGCCAAATTTTTCCATGCAAAACCATTTTAAGTTTGCGTGGTACTCTACTTCCCAGTCTTCTTGGGGGGTGCTATGTATAATATCCCAAAAAGTATCTATTTGATCTTGTGATAAAAAGTTGTCCACAGAAAATAGTTCTGAGGTAATGTCTGTAACTACGTACCCGCTATCTATTAGCTGTTGTTTAAAAGACTCAATCATTTGCAACATCCTCTATTTTGTATTTATTCCCGGCTGCGTCTAGCTTCCAGCCTTGCTTAAGGAGCTCTTGCCACTCTGCTCGTTCAATCTCTTGTTGCGCTCTAGTGGCCTTCATCTCTTCAGCCCATGCATCTCGCACCTCTTGTGGGTACGCTGACTCTTCTCGGTCATCCCAGAAAGAACCAATGGTGTATCTGACACCACCTGTAATAAGAGATACTTCGTGCATATTGTTAAACCCGCCGTCAAATACAGCGAGCAGCCCAACTTCTGGTTTAATCTCTAGGTTTTGTGCTGGGAACCGTAAAAGTCCACCTTCAAAATCATCGTTTAAGTATAGAAACCCTGCGTAGCGGCTTCTTGTAAACGCACCTGAGTTTCCTTCAGCATCTGTGTTGTCAGAGTGAATTCTTGCGTATGCTCCTGGCTCCCACTTCTGTGTGTGGTAACCAATTTTACAGATTGTTTTTGGGTCAAGGTCGTGGACTGAAGCAATTGCTTCAGGCATTGCCTTTTCAATATCTGAAAATATAGTTGGGGATAAACCAGCGTCAATAACTTCTTGGTCGTTGTCTTGTGGCAAAACTGAAGAATATGACTCATAAAATGAAATAGGCATCCAAGAAATTGCCCCATTGTCTGCCTGAGCATCTAAGGCCTGGATCATCTTTTTGCAGTCTTCTTTGCCTATAAAATTTTTATAAACAACTATATCTTTTGTTATTCTTGTTTTGTTTTCCAAGTTCATTGTGCTTTTACTCCGTCTAGTTATTTATAAGGGATTTGTCTCCAGCAAGAAGTTTTTCTATCTCCTGTTGAACAAGGGCATACTCTTCATCAAACACTTCTGGGGTTCTTCCTTCTCCCATAGCGGCAGGGGTCCCTTTAGCTATTAAATCTTCTTTTAGTGTCTTTTCAATATCATAATTTAACACTGTGCACTGAAACCAGTTGGCTACATACCCATCTTTATCAATAAGGTACTTTTCAAAGTTTCCGCCCTGCATTGCGCCGTTACCAAAAGGCTGATTTAACCAAGGTGACAAATAACCATCTCTGTCTGGAATGCCGAGTTCTCTTTGTTTTTCAGCAAACACAAGCATTTGCTCGGCTATTTCTTTGTATAGCTCATGAGTTTCTTTTCGTGGTTGACCTAGGCCGTTTACAGAGCTATCGCCCTTGTGAGGGCTAAGCTCAGTAGCACTCTCATTTGGGTTTGACGACACCATCTCTGAGAACTTAAACGTGGTTCCGTAGACTTCTTGACCATACTCTTGTGAATCTAAGCCACAGGTAATGCCTTCAGACCACTTGCCCTTAGTTACTCCTGGGCCACAATAGTCATTAGTAGGGATAGCAATAACTTGAAAATCATCTCCGCCGTACTTATCTTGAAGCCATTGAAGAACTTCCATTTGATTAGCGTTACCACAGCCTACGGTTGTATTAGCCAGTAGGGTGACTTTACCCTTAAATTGACTTAAGAAGTCAGGGGATCCCTCAGCAGAGTTAAGCGGGATGTCGTAAATTGATTTCATATGTTTTATTGTACACCGTCATTACGGCTTTCTATCCCCTGTATGCGCCGTAATTTCCCAAAAGAAGGGGCACGTAAATCTTAGGCCACTCTTGATCTCAGTAACCCCGTGAATGTAGTTTTTGTCGCCGGGGAAGAAGTAGGCGGCGCCCTTTTTAGGCTTAAACTGCACGCCCTGTAGCGGGAAGTACAGCTCCCCGCCCTCATAGTCGTCGTTTAGATAAAACAAACTTGATAGGTCGTAGTTTGGGAAGTCGTTAGGTGTTCCGGCGTCAGGGCCCTCGTGAAGCTCTTTATCAGCGTGTGGTTTTTGAAACTGCCCAGGAAGCCATTTAACAATAGTTGTACCAGTTGGTATAACCTCTACCTTGTAGAACTCTTCAATAATTGGTCGTAGTCTTTGAAATAGCCCAGCAATTACTGGAGATATTTTTGGGTCATTTTTATCTAAAGTTGGCTGAGTTGCAACCCTATCTTTCCAATAATCTGAGTCGTAGGTAACGGTCCCATTCTCATTTGTATGGCTTTGCGTTACATCCCAAATTGTTAAAGACTTAGCGGCTTTCTCTAAAAACTCTATCTCTTCTTGGGTCATAAAGTTCTCTAGCTCAACAATCATGTCTTTGCTGTCCCCAAACCATCCTGAGGGAGTCATAGATGGCGTTCTTTTTGCTACAGTGTACGAGTCTTTATCTTGTTCCATATTCATAGTATATCTCTTTTCGTTTTATCTATTACTCCTAATTTTAATGTTTTTACTTCGTGAGAGCCTTGAGATTCTTTTTTCTCATTTACAGCATCTCTATACCAGTCTGTCCATTTTCCAGACGAGTTTATTTCTTGTGCGGCAGATCCATAGGACATGTTTGCATTTAGTCTTTTTCTATCTGGATCTTGGTACTCAACAATCTCAATATTTGTCCCATTTAAATTTGACAAAGATATGGGAATAATTGTGGCAACCGGAGTTCCCGCTTTAATAATTACCCGCTTATTGGCAACCTTTGCCTTAATAGCTAAGGGCAAAGGGTTGTCATAAAAAGAGGTACTAATTAAAGACGACATTGTCTCAAATTCGTCACTAAAGTAATTTACTGGGTTAATGGTAAAAATACTAACATCCTGATCTGTTCTAAAAACTAACCCGGTATTTAGGCTTATAGAGGACTGACCCCTTCCAGAGTAGGCCCCTTCTGGACTAAATACTTGTACACGATCTGGGGTTTGGTCATTTACCCCATCCCAAATAAACTCAATATCTTGTAGACAAGACAGGCTCCAGCCAATCACATTTGATTGGGTTACTGGAAAACACCTATAGGCATGGTTCTCTGATGTTGCATCCATCCAATCTCTTTTAATCGACATAGGTTGAATGTCAAACAAAGCTCCTTGTGTCTTCTCAACTGAGATATTAAACATTAATCTGCGTCTGCGCTATACATTTCTGGAGTATGAAACTTTTTGCTGTAATCTAACATTGTAACAATAGAGTATTTAGTTCCAGAAGTTACCGGTAGCGCTTGATGTGGGTACATAAAATTTGATGGAAAAATAAACAGGTCCCCAGCATCAGGCTTAACCTTTAAGTTTTGTAGTCTAAAGAAAAGCTCTCCACCCTCATAATCATCGTTTGGATACCCAACTAAAGAGACCGTACAGTTATAGGAAAAGCCATGGTCGTGATGTTCCATAAAGTGCTGTCCTGGACCATACTTAATGAAGTTAAATGCTTCCCAGTACTTTAGGTTGTTAATGTTATACATCCTTGAGTAGTCTTCAACTGCTGGCAGCTTTACGTCATAAAGATCTTGCCAAAGTGATTGAAGGTTTTGACTAACCTGGCTTTTATCATTTTCAAGATCAGTTTTCTTAAATTTAAAGTCGTTGCAATCTCTGTACTCTGGCATAAGCTGCTTATACCCAACATATGCAGGTTGCCAAGCGTACCCAGTAGTATCCCCTTCTGGCTTAAGGTTTGCTTCAATTCGGCCCATAACATCAATGTCTTTATTGATTACGCCCTTATAGCAAAAAATGCCGCTGCCTAAATCAACTTTTTCTGTCCATGTCTGCATTACATTCTCCTATTTGTATTCTCGTCTTGACCAAACACTATTTTGGTATACCCCGCCATCAGGCTGGCGATAAAACTGCATGTTATTAACTAGTTTATCATACATAGTAGATTGATCTGGGATCTCTATTTTATGTTCCCAGTTTTCTCTTTTAAACGGAAGAACCTGCATATACGGGGTTCCTTCCGGTAAGGTGCCTTCCCAGCCTTCTGGAAGAAAAAATGGAAAAGTTCCAAGTAAGTGAAGTTTATCTGAGTCCACAACGCCAGTAGTATTTAAAAATGGTAAGTCAAACCTATTCATTGGTGTCATAAACAGTGCACTATACCCTTCTGGAAGCTCTAATCCCCAAGGAGAACTCCAGGCAAAGTGGGTTTGATAATATCCTTTTGGGTGTTCAAACTGTGGCATTGGGGGCCTTTGTGTACAAAAATCTTGGTACTTAGGGTTATCAATTTTTACATCTATGACTCCCTGATCATTTTTATAAAAAACTAGGTCGCATGGTGTTTTAAAAATGTACCCGGTTGTAAAGGCATCCATAATAGCGGGGCACGCTTTCCATGTCGGAATCTTTCCATAATCATCAGTTGTGCCCTCTTTAGGAAACGGACAAACTTCTTTTGGCGCTTTGTAGTATTCCCCGTTTGGCATCTTTGCAAATCTGTCTGCATCTTTATACCAGGCAGGAATTTGTGTTTGTGTTGGTACGGGAACAGAGATATGCTTTTTATCTATCCACGGCCTAAATGATCTAAATATGGCTACTAAAGACATTACTTGTGCCCCAATTCATTGATATCTGTCATAACAACCACGCAATATTTTGTCCCTGAAACCATTGGCAGGGATGCATGCTCATAGATATAGTTTGATGGGAACACCGCGATGTCCCCTACTTTTGGTTTATAAACTAGATTATCAAGTCTTGGGAACTTAAGGTCTCCACCCTCATAATCATCGTTAATATAAATAACCGCAGATACTGTGCAGTTGTATGCAGGGCCGTGGTCTGCGTGAATGTTGAAGTGAGTCCCTGCCCCCTCATACTTTACAAAGTTAAAAGCTTCGTAATATACGACGTTAATGCCCCAATACCTAGCATAGTCGTCTATACAGTACTTAAGCTTTTGGTATATCTCCTCATGCAAGTCTATAAGTTCAGCGTTTGACTCATCTTTTGGCCCAAGGTTTTCCTGCTTATACTTAAAATCTACACAGTCTCTTGCCCGCTTAACTGGGACATCAGACTGCGTAACTTGCGCCTCTGACCACTTGTATTTGTTGCCTGGTGATAGGTTGGATTCAAGAGTGTTAATGTATCTTGCAGCATCTTCACTGGAAAAAGTGTTTTGGTAAACGTGTAGTCCCAAACCTAAATTTTTAACACTTACTTTATCGTCTAGAGCTCTTTCAGGAACTCTATTTGATGCAGTCTCTGACCTATCTTTTGTAAACCAGATGTTTTCATTTTCATTGTGCATTTTTTGCCCTCCTATAATCTAATTAAGTGGCTGTCTTTTCCATTTTCCAATAGGACACTCTGCATCCGCAAGCGTTGTTTTTAACGGCATAATGCATCCGCATAGCTTACAGCTTTTTGTAACCTTAATAAGGTTTTCACAAGACATGCATTCATCAAGTCTTTTTTTAATAATTTCCTGGTCATCAATTCTTTTGCCAGAATCAATTAAGTGCCAAGGCCTTGAGTCTCCAAGAGCCTCTTTCCATTCACTCCATTTAGACATAGGTTACTCTGGAGACGTAAAGGTTGTGCCGTCCCAGATAGAGCCACGATTAACTGTTTGGCCTTCTGGTACCTTAATGACAATAACTTCTTGAGCAAAAGCAGCGGCGTTCATTAAATCTGTGTGACCACCTTTTGGAGATACCGTAGTTAAGAACACGGTGTTGTCCACTAGGAAAGAGTATCTTCCCCAATCAGGGGTATCGTTGAACCTTTCAGGTATTTCTCCTCCCGTAAAAGATTCACCGTCCCAAACTGATCCAGGATAGACATTTGGGATATCTGTTGTAACCAGTGTTGTTATTGGCAGGCCGCTATTTAGCGCATTATCAATTCGCTGAATTAAAATGTCTGCTTGAGGGCTCTCAAGGTGTAGCATATTAAAAACTTCGTAAGAGTTTTCAGATACTTTTGTTGCATACGCATACGTACTCATTAAGTTCTCCTTTTGTAATTACTTAATAAATATACCATATCTTAGTAAGCGCACTGACAACCGCACCCTGCGCCAAAGTCATACGCACAGAAGTAGCAAGCTGATCCACAGCCACCAAAGGATGGGAAGCTAGGTGGGAAGAAAGGAGGGAAGAACGGAGGGAAGAACGGGAAGAACGGTGGAAAGAATGGTGGAAAGAACGGGAAGAATGGGAAGAATGGCGGGAAGAATGGTGGGAAGAAGGGAAAGAATGGCGGGAAAAATGGTGGGAAGAAAGGAAAGAATGGAAAGAATGGTGGGAAGAAAGGAGGAAAGAATGGGAAAAATGGTGGAAAGAATGGTGGGAAGAAAGGAAAAAACGGTGGGAAGAATGGCGGGAAGAATGGGGATAACGTAGTAATAGAGCCAGACGCAGCAGAAGCAACACTTGTTCCATTAGCGTTAGTTGCGGTGACTGTGTATGTCTGTGACGTTCCACCAGTATCAGCGATAGTAATTGGGGAAGTCGCACCTGTTCCAGTAGTGGCATCGGAGCCTGTTACGGTAAAGCCAGTAATTGCGCTACCACCAGTTGCTGGTGCTGTAAAAGCAATAGAGTTTTGATTAACTCCAGCAGTTGGGGTTGGGGCAGACATAGTTGCAGGAACTGTTGTTGCGGTAATAGAAGATGATGCTGCAGATGCCTGAGAGGTTCCCGCAGCGTTAGTAGCTGTTACAGTAAATGTGTAGGCTGTGTCAGACTGAAGTCCAGCTACCGTAATTGGGGAAGATGATCCAGTTCCAGTATATCCGCCAGGCGATGAGGTTACAGTAAACGATGTAGCAGCAGGGGACAGCGCAGGCAAAGAAAATGTAACTGTAGCTGCGCCATTGTTAAACGCTCTTCCTGTTCCAACATTTGTAGCAGATACGCTTGTTGGAGCTAATGGCTCTAAAAAGTCATTTGAAGCCTGTGACTTTTTTCCAACTCTTTTACCCATTTAATTCTCCTGTATATTTTCTTAAGCTGTCAAGTCGCCGAAGACAACCCAGGTATTTTCTGCTCTTTTGAAAAGGGTGCATGAAGACCATTGGGTTCTCAGTTTTAATCCTGGTGTTGCGTTTACTGTTACTCCAGCAGCTCCAGCGATTGTTACCTGCCCTGTAGAAGTTTGAAGAATATCAATTGATGTTCCTACTGGGAAGGCTACTGCCGAGTTTAAAGGTATTGTGAGCGTCATGGCGGATGATGAAGCCATTTCAATTAAATCATCTCTTTCAGTCAATGCTGAAAGTGTGTAAGAGGCTGTCTTTTGAATAATAGGGGTACGTGATGGGACGCCTTCAAGGGCCTGTGTTCCATCTGAAAAGACAATTCCTGCAGCAGGAAGAGTTACAGTGCCAGTAAATGTGGGAGAAGCAAGCGGGGCTTTTAATCCAAGATTAGTTGTTACTGTTGATGCAAAGTTTGCATCGTCACCAAGTGCTGCTGCAAGCTCGTCAAGTGTGTTTAAAGCTGCTGGTGCTCCTGAAAGCAATGCATTTACTTGTGATGTTGCGTCTGCAATTGCTTCTGATTTAGCAGTTGCAATTGCTGAAGCCTGCGCTGTTGATACCGGCTTTGCTGAATCTGCTGTGTCGTCAACGTTTCCAAGACCAACCATAGACTTGGTAATGCCAGAAACGGTTCCTGTAAATGTAGGGCCTGAAAGGTTGGCTTTTAAATCAAGAGCGGTCTGTTGCGCTGTTGATACCGGCTTACTTGCGTCTGCTGTGTTATCTACGTTACCTAGCCCTACGTGAGATTTAGTTACGCCTGAGACTGTTCCTGTGAAAGTTGGGTTAGCCAAGGGTGCATATGTAGAAGCCGCTGTTGCAGAGGCAAGTTTTAAATCAAGTGCTGTTTGTGTTGCTGTGGAAATTGGCTTGTTAGCATCTGTTGTATTATCTACACTGCCTAGGCCTACATCTGATTTAACTAGTCCAGATGGAGTGGTAATTGTTTTATTTGTAAGGGTCTGAGTTCCAGTAGTTGTTACAAGAAGGCTAGTGTCTGTAATTCCATGAACATTTAATGTATCTGCTTCGTGAGTACCCAGTGACGTAGAGACTGCGTTAGAGGCTGCTGTATCAGCGTATGCTTTAGTTGCAAGTTCTGCTGTATCTGCAATCCCATGTACGGCCGTTGTGTCTGAGCTATGTGTGCTTACAGCCGTGTCTGCGTATGACTTTGTTGCAAGATCGGCGGTATCGGCTATTCCATGAACAGAGGTTGTATCTGAGCTATGTGTTCCTATCGCATTTGTTGCATATTCTTGAGTAGCAATTGTTCCTGTTGAATCTGGAAGAGTTAATGTTCTGTCTGCTGTAGGGTCTGCTACTGCAAAGGTAGTCTCAAAAGCATTTGCAGTTGTGCCCTCAAATACAAGGCTGGCACCAGTGTCAAGAGATACTGTGCCAGTAAAAGTCGGGGAAGCAATTGGTGCGTAAAGGCTGGCTGCAGCTGCTGGAGTTAGGGTGATATAAGGTAGCGAAGCCCAAACTGTAAGTCCGTCTCCAACTTTAAGTTTCTTAGTGTCAGTCTCTACACCAACTTCACCTTCAAGAAGAATTGGGTTTGAGGCGGTCCACTCAGCCGCAGTTCCCCTGCGTAGTAGAATATTAACTGCCATTACGAAACTCCTCCGTCATAAGACCCTGTGTAAGACCCTGCAAATGTGGATGATGAGACTCCGCCGTCTACATTTGGAGTTCCACCGTAGAAAGAGGCTGGTCTTCCACCATCTACGTTAAGTTGACCAGAGCCACCAGTACCGACAATGTCAATCCAAAGTGTGCCATCGTATATTCTTAATTTTAATGTTGTAGTATCAAAGTATAAGTCACCCGCCCGTTGGCCAACAGGCTCGCTGCTTTTAGCCAGTACGTTTAGAGGTACTAGTGCTTTTGTACTCATTTATATTATCCGATTACCACTACTCTGTAGGCATTAGATGTCGGTGCGGACGCAAAACCAAGTGTTACAGTGGATGTTGACGCACGTATGTTATCTACAATAACTTCTTCTCCCGTGGCCACTTCATAAACTTGAACGTGAACGTCTAGTGTTCCTAGGTTGTGAGTTACTGTATACGAGGTAGCTGATGTAGAGAGTGTTGTTGAATACTTTCTAGCTACTACTGTTGCATCAACAGAGATGGTGTTGGTTCCAACGACGATACCGTTACCAGCACCAATTGCAAAGCCGTTAGCATCTGTAGCAGCACCTGAGTTGGTAGCAAGCTTGATAGATCCGCCACCCGCAGCTGTCTGCAAACCACCTGTGGAAAGTGGGGCAAATGTGAAGTTAGTTCCTGTAAGAAGAACGCCGTTAGAGGCTGTGTATGTTCCAGCACCTGAGAACTGTGCAAAAGTAAGGGCAGTAGTTCCTAGTGTAATAGGGTTGTCAGTTGTTAATACCCAGCCGCTATTTCCGTTTATAGTTCCTTGTTCTACAAATGTAAACATTCCCGAAGTAACGTCTGCATTAGAGTTTGCGTCCAAAGCACGGTCTGGAGCTCCAGAGGCCTTAACTACGTAAATACCGTTTTCAGAACCATCTGCCTGATGCTTAACAAGAATGCGGTCACCAGTAGCAAGAGTTACTCCATCAAGAGTATCTCCATTCTCAAGGTCTGTAGCTAAAGTTACTGCGGCAGTAGTTGCTGCACGAACAGAGGCTTTGACATCAAGGCCTTGTGCAACAGAGTCTACATAGTTTTTAGTTGCAGCATCCTGTGCGCTTACTGGGTCTGCTACGTTTGTGATTAGCTGGCTGTTCATTGAGAACGAGCTGGTTGGTGCTGTTAAATCTGTTACCTTATTTGTAGTAAGGATTACTGTTCCGCTAGCATCGGGGAGAGTGATTGCGCGGTCAGCGGTTGGGTCAGTTGCAGTAAGTGTGGTTTCGTTACCGTCTGCTGTAGAGCCTTCAAATACGATTGTGGAGTCTAGCGAAACCGTACCTGTAAAGGTCGGGTTAGCAAGAGGGGCCTTTAGGTCAAGTTGACCTTGAATACCTGAGGTAACTCCGTCAACGTAGTTAAGCTCTGTGGTAGTAAGCGTTGCTCCGTCAAGAATGTTGATTTCTGCAGCATCTGCAGTTACGCCATTGAGTCCAACAGCTTCCCAGATCGTGCCATTATAAACACGCATTTCATTAGAAGCAGTGTTGTAGTAAATCTGACCTGTTACAGGGCTCGCCGGGTCAGTGGCTAAGTTTTGAATACGGGCATTTTGTAATTCTAATTTGCCTAAATCAATTGGGGTTAAAAATTTACGTGCCATTTACTATCTCCTTATGATAGGTAAGCTTTTCCGCTAAAGCCAGACCTAAACGTTAGCAGTACTGTAGTAGGGGTTGGATAAGAAATCTCTCCTTCAACAACACTACCCCCAGAGTCTACTACGGTAACATTTGGGTGAAAGGTTAAATTGTGAGAGATGGTCCAAGTATCGGAGGGGGTATTTTGGGCATAAACGAATCCCAGTTGCGGTACGCCCATACTAAGGTCTGAAAGTACTATGTCTGGTGAATTTATAATGCCAATTATGTCTGGAGGGTGATCATGCCAAAGTGGGGTCAAGTTGTCACCTGTTTTTCTGTAAAGACCTTTCCTTTGGCATACGTTTTAATGTTTCCAGAAGAATCAGTCATTTGAATGTCGTAATAGGATGTTTTTGGTAGGTTAGCAGTAGTAGCTGCGGGAAGTGTGATAATCAACCCATCTACGACACTGTTGTTGTTTACAGAGTATTTTGTAATAACAAAGTCTGCAAGTAATATGGGGCCAATCTGTGCGAAGCCTCCTTGGGTATACAGACGAATCTGTCCCTTAGGGGTAAAGCCAGTAAGATCAAAGCCAAACTGGTATCGCATAGAAAAGTCATCTCCAGAGTACATTGAGATGTCTCGTGAAAGAATTGTTGATGGGGGGGTAATATCCCCATAGTCTGGCATAGGTAGGTAAACTCTTTGTGGCAAAGAGTGGTCATCAATCTCTTGTGGGCGATAAATAGGTACGTAATGGTTAGTACGTCGGCTGATCTTGCGAAGCGTAAAGACTTCAATTCGGTGCATACCTAAGCCAAGCAAAACACACAGTTCTCTGTATTGCTCTTTACGAGTAGTTACTATCTCCATTAGCTGCCTAAAGCGCTCAGATCGTGGAATGGATACGCCATCTGGGGAGATAATGTCAATGTCAAAAGCTGAGTCAGTAGCTAGAGTGTATAAAGCCATGCTGGCAGCTAATAGTACCAGAGGGTACTCATCAATAACAGGAAGTGTGAGTAATGTAGCCCGACTACCATTTGAATCTGTAGTGCTTCGAGCATGCTCCACAAAGGCAGTATTTATGTAATATTGAATTTCTGTGTCGGTAAAGTATTTAAATGTAGTTCCTGAAACAGTTATTACTGCCCCATTTGATGGAGCAACAGCTAGCTGTATCATCCCGGTAACTTCTTCTATTATTGCGGTAGAGGCTACGCTAGTGCTGCCAACATTAATTGTTAAATTTGTCCCCTTTATTGGGGCGTAGGTAAGTTGAAAACGTTTATTAGAACCGTCTCCTGTAAAGGTCTCTACGAAAGAACGACCCATGTCTCCGATTTCGGCACGAAGTCTATCTGAAAGAGCTGAAAGCGTTGCCACTAATCCTCCGACTTATCTGTAAATCTAATCATCCAATAATTTTAGATGTTAGTCAGGGTAAACAATAAGAAGCCCACTCTGACAGGAGGGCGTTAGTCAGAGTGGGCAACCTAGTGGAGGCTTAGAGCCTGTCGTAAAGGTAGCCTTTTTCCTGAAGGTGTTGGGCCACTGCCTTAGACACTTTGTACTTCTGACCGGATTTAAAAGAGTAATGATTACCCACACCGATAGTTACAAAGTCCAAATCTTCCGCTACTCGAATAACTGTTGAGTCGTCAGCTGAGGTAACCCCAACATTTTCAACTTCATCAATAACAGTAGGTTCGCCCGGAACTGTCAAATCGACAACTTCTGTCTCCATGCGTACTGCATCAATTGCAGTTGCAATGGACATCTCTTCTGATCTCTTTGCTAGAGCTTCAGCATTTTGCTTAATTAGCTCTTCGCGTTGACGTCCTGTGACGTCTGTTACTTTTGCTTTTGCCACGATTATTATTCTCCTGTAAGTTTGTGTTGGGGGCGGATTTTAAGGCCCGCCCCCTAACGGGTTAAATTAGTTGGTTTCTGCTAGAACTACAGACTGATCTGTGATTAGACCTAGACCGTAGATTGCGTACCAAGCAAGTGCATGCTCACGACCGAAGTCAAGGATACCGCCATCGCGGAGCTCAACTGGTAGAGAGATTGCGTGACCAAATGCATTGTCACCAATAAAGATAGCTGTGTAGCGATCCTTATTACCGTTACCGGTCTTTGTGACTGGTGTAGTGTAACCTCCACCAGTTGGGTATGCAATGCTGCCAGCAGCAACTGCGGTGTCAGCAGAGTATCCTGAACCTGCACCGTTTGTTACCTTCTGGATCTGTGTGGTCTCGATAAATACTGTGTCGTATAGACGACCAATTTCACCAAGCATGAAGTTACCTGGAGCTGCGTACTTTGTTACTTCGATAAACTCTGGGTTGTCACGAAGCTTGCGGCTCTGGTGTGGGTGAATGAATGCAACATATGTCTCACCTAGGCGAGGAATGTTCTTTGTTGCAAGTGTCTCTACTGCGTCCTTAACAACACCTGTAGTGAGGTCAAATGCGCCAGTTAGAGATGCACGGTTTGTACCAGCGGTACCTGTTCCGTACCAGTCATTTGCAGCTGTAAGACCTGTGCGGTCATAGCCGTAGATAACTGAAGATGCGGCCATGAGTGTGTCACGAGCCTGACCATCAAGGTATAGGGCCATGTTACGGCCAAGTAGACGTGAAGCTGAAGCCATTACGTCATCGAATGATGCGTTAAGTAGGAGTTCAGAAACAGCAATCGCATAACCGTGTTCAGCAACTGTAATTGAGAATTGCTGAGCTGTTAGTGCCTTAGTTTCCATACGAACGCCTTCAACAAGCGTACCGGCAAAGCCGAGGTTGTTGTAACGCATAAAGTTGATCTGAAGACCTGGTGCAACTCCTAGTTCTGTCTTCTTAACAGCGAACTGTTCGAAGCGAAGAATAGGCATTGACTGGAAAAGAATTTCCTTTGACCAGATGGTCTGAATTGCTTGTGTAAGCTGGCTGTTAGCGCCAGAATACGCTGTTGGGGCAGCGGCTAGATTGCCGGTACCAGTTACGGCTGATGCCATGTCGGTGTTACTCCTTAGTTAATTAATTAATTAATTGGTAGGTAATGTCTTTAGAACTACCCGAATATTCCCTTGCCACGATCAGTTGCTGCTTGTCCTAACAACTTACCGCGATATTTTGCGTATTCAGTAACCGACATAGCGGCAATTTGATCCGCTGTGAACTGTTGTTGATCCGAATTAGTGTCGAGGGGTCCGGTTGGCGGCGCGGTTACCCGGCTGCCTGTCATTTCTTTACGAGCAGACTGCATAGCCTGCTGTGCAGATTCAAGGATACGGGATGACCGATCCTTTAGTCCCGTGATGCTCTCCTCAATTTCTTCCTTACTGTTTCCAGCAATTAGGTCGAGAAGTTCCGGGATTATTTCATTTTCTTCTTGACGTAGGCGGCTAGTGCGGTACTCATTGAGTTCCGTATACTCGCGCTCGCGTTCTAGAAGTTTAAAAGCTCTTTCACGTTCATTGCGCTCCTGCTCAAGACTTTTTGCCCATTCTTGTTCTTTTGTTTCCAAAAGTTGACGGACATCCATCTCAGCCTCTGCCTTTTTACGGGTATCAGCTTCCTGTTCTGCACGAAGCTTTTCAGCTTCTGCTTGACGCTCTTCGCGCTCCTTCTTCAGAATATTAAGTTCTTCTTTCAAAGAATCTATCTGAGGATAGAGTTTGGACTTTTCCTGCTCTCTAACCCGACGAAGATCTTCTTCGGAGTAGGACTTATCAGGAGTCTGAGATTGCATTGGTGTTACTAAAGCTTCTGTTGCTACTGGCACGTCTTGGAAGAATGCTTCCTGGGCTGCCGGTGTATCAACAATATTTGTTGTTTCTGACATATTTATTCCTTAGGTTTAAGAGGTCGTTGTCCGAATAAGTGCCACGATGACCTGCGGATATCGTTTGGAGTAGGTTGACAAATTTCTTAGGTTTTGTCAGCCTAAACTTTATTCTTCTCCGTATGTCGAGTCGCTTTTAGGTCCTCGACGTTGTGGGAGCTTAGTACCGTATGCTTTTGTTACTAAGTCTGTTTGCATCTGCTCAATTGTTTGAGCTTCAAATGGGGTAACTATTCCTGGTTGACCAGCAGGTCCAGGCCCAACGCCCGCTCCAGCCTCTTGTCCAGGGGCTAATTCGCCCTGTCCTTCAGGTAGTATTCCAGTAAGTGATGCAATAGCTGAGTTGATCTGTGACTTGATGAGGTTCAAGGCCCCATCGGCCTTGGCGTCTTCTATAAGCTCTGAACGGATTTCTTCTAGCTTCTCGTCTGGGAAGTCTTCGCCTAGGGTACGTAATGCCCCTTCTCGGCTTTCTAAGTTCATACTCATTTTTGTTTGAATTTCATTCAAAAGAATTAGCTTGTCTAGTGGGAGAGGCTGTGGGAAGTGCACAGTAGTCTCATACGTTAGTGGATCATTAGGGTCGCATACCTGTAGTTGATCCGCTTTAATTGGGCCGTTAAAGTCGGGATTATACATAAACATCTCTGGTTCTTTAACTGCAAGAGTTAAAAGAATAAGCTCATTAATTCTTTTTAAACCTTCGCTGTATTGAACAATCTTTTGGTTGTATCGGTTCATAAGTGGCTGATACTGGATAGCCAAAGCAACGCCGGAAGTATTAGAAATTTGCTGTACTTGACCAAGAGCAGACTCAGGAACACCAATCATCTCGTGCATGGATGTCTTAATAATCTTTAGGTACTCCATAGCACCTACAAGACCTTGTCCGCCACCTTCGAGGTTAAATACTTGAGCGTCTTTTGGTAGCCCGCCCCAGACCTTTTTAGGTCCCTTTTCTAGGGACGAGGCCTTAGCACCTGTAATAACAGTAACTGGTGCCGCATGGTAGTTAACAATATCTGAGATATCAGTAGCAATTTCGTTGTAGCTACGGTTTAAAACAATAATGTCGTGGCCATCTGAAAGGCCCCAGGGAGAACCAGAAACACGTACGTTAGGTATATGAATAACCGGAACAGTTCCTAGTGGGTTTGGTCGTGAATCAATAAGCTCATCATTAATATATTCTTCAATACGGTCATCTGTAAGGATTTCAGTGTATGTGTATACCTGACGTGTTCCTTCAAGGGAAGTACCCCAGAATCGATACTTAAGCTTAAATCGTATTAAACGTGAACGATCGTGTGGGTGAAACTCTGGAAAACAAAATGAGGAGTTAAGCGGAAGTATTCGCACACGTCCTGGATGATTGCGGCCTACACTATCCGTAAAAGCTTCTTCATAGGCGACCTTTACAAAACAGTCCCCAGAAACTCCGCCTTGTTGGCCCATTTCCCACATAACGCCATGCTTATCGTTATCTGTTTCCCACACTCTTTTTAAGACATCGGGGATGATTGCTTCTGTTGAGTAAGGGCTACGGAATGAGGCTCCGCGACCAAAACTAAAATTTACTATGTAATCTGTAAAAGCTCTATAATAGTTAAATACCATTTGTGCTTCGCCAATTTCACGGCGGTAAGCCCAATGGTGCCCAAGGTACATTGCCCAGTTAAGAGAGTATCTATTTAAGCGTGGGCCGTGTACTTCAAACTCTTCATCAGCAAGTTCTACAAGACCTAGTGGTGAAATGGAAATCGTTAAGTCAGATGAGGCTGCCCTATAACTAGGTGGGCTAAAGTCAATGCTCACTTGCCGTCACTCTCCATAAATCTATGTCGCCCTTTCATTTGATTACAGTATGTTCCGCTCTTTTTTCTCTTTTTTAATCCTTGAAATTTTTGCTTTTTTCTTATCTTCTAATTCTTTTTTAGGATCTCGTAATTTTGGATCTACTTCTCGTATAGAGCTTACCCAATCGCCGCCTTGTCTAGCGTACTCTTGACTAGCCCATTTATTAGCTGCCCTGTTAGTGCCAGCACCTGGACGTTTTGTTGGATACTTAGCTTTCGCTTGTCGCATCAAGCTATTCCATAGCTTTTGATTCGCTGCTACTTTAGCCATTTATCTCCTAAATAATTACAGGTGCCCGACTTCGGAGAAAGAGTACGAAGCCGGGTACCTGTAAAGTATATCTTATTTAGTCTGTAACAGCTGCAGGGTTCATGCGTCCATAGCGTGATCCTGAGCGAATTACTTCTTCGATCTTAATTTCTGCATAGTCACCGAAAGTTCCGCTTGAGAACTCCCCAACATATGTAGGTGCCTCTACCCAAGCAGCAGATCCAACGTGAGCGCGAGCTCGCATGGTCTCTTCTGGGTATTTTTCCATAACATTAACGTTATGGTTTGGGCGACCAGCTGGTGTGTCGTAACCTTGGTTAAGACCGAGCTGGAAGTCATTTGGAACGTCTGTATCAGTAGCTACGCCTTCTTCAAAACGAAGTGGACCACGAAGTCCTGCCTGTGCTGCTGACATTTTACGCTCATAGACTGTTCCCACGCGCTCTGGGAACGATGGAACTGGCGCAATGTTTTCTGCCATTTATATTTTCTCCTATAGGTTTAAGGATCCTTAAGTAAGAGTTTGGTACTAATACTTAAACTTTTCTGCCTAAACTCAAAAATCTTTACTTAAAGAAAGGAGATGCACTTACCTCTACGGTAGGCATAACCATCTCTTGAGTTAAAGAACAAGCTAGGGCCAATGCGTCCACAAAGTCATCGTGAGCATGCGCCTCTTCAGGAGCCGCCACTAAGAAGTTAGGACCCTTATATTGTACTTCCGCATCGGTCATTTGTTGGTAGAAACGCTTCCACATACGTAATCTTCTAGTTTTGGCGTGAGCTGGCCAAGATATCATCTGGCGTTGAATTAGGGCTTGAAGGTGCTTCCAACGCTTTGACTGCTCGGTAGGGCTAGAAAGGGAAGAAATTACTTGCGCCCTGGGTAGCAAAATCTTTAGTCTTTGAGCTACGGCATCTCCTACTCCGTTAGAGTCCACCGCAACAGCCATGACGTCATAATTACCTAAAAAGTTTACTATTTGAAAATACTGCTCTTCCCAGTCATCTCCCTGGATTTCCATCCAGTTTAAGATGCGATGATCGTAGTAGCCAAACTCATCTGGACGATCCCAGTCAACCCAAACAACTGTAACGACTGTAGAGTCCATTTTTCTAGCCGGGTCGATACCAACTACTACAGGAGATCTATGCCAGCTTTTTACAACTTCTTGAGAAGTATCGCCAAGATCATCCATAACAGAGGAAGTAACGAACATTCCACGTTCTAATAGCCATTTGCAGTTATAAGATAGTTGAAACTCATCAGAGTCTTCGCCAATACGTAGCATCTCTTTTCTAATGAACTTCTCATAATTAGGGTTAAATTTAGCTACATCTTTCCAGTCCCATTGAAAATGGTTTTGTCTGGAGGATCTACCGGTCTGCCTACGCTTGTTTAATTGAATAGACCTATAAAAGTTATTTTTATGCGTGGTGGGTGTCCCTGTCTTAACCATAGTTGCGTTGTAGTACGCACCCATAGGAGCAATAGACTTAGAAACAATAAAGTCATCTGCTTCTTGACACTCATCAATAACCATCAAATGAAAAGACTTAGACTCAATCTTTGCACGTGGGTTAGCGGTCATCATCATAAGAGATGACCCCGAGTTCTTTAATTTGATATTTCTTGTTACTCCTGGAGTTTTGACGGTCATGTCATCAATTTCAGCGTCCCCTAGGACTTCTAGCGCACGCTCACTTGTTAGACGAGACACGGTTCTAGAAAACAAAGTTTCTGCTTGAGCTTGAATAGGAGCAAACATTCCCACCCATATACCGTCTGCAAACTTACTTAATAGTTCTGGATACATTTTTGCTAAACGGGGCAGCAAAACCATCAGGGTAGCAACAGTATCAGCTACAGTTTCTGACTTACCTGACTGACGTGAGGCTAAAGCGGTTACTTCTTCGCCATCGTTAACAATTACAGATTCAATAATGCGTCTAGCTAAAGGTTTTTGATATGGGTGTAGATCATGTCCTACTAATATGACCATAAAATCCATAATTTTATTTACAAGTAGGTCGACAAACTCTTTAGATAATTCATCAAGCTCGTCTTCTTTATGAAGTTTTTCAAATTCTTCTACATCGTCATAATCATAATCTTCATTAGGCGCGTGGTCTATTACATCTAAATCGTCAAGTTCACTTTCGTCGTCTTCAAATTCTTCTTCGTCTTCCTCAAGGTCTTCAAAATCAAAATCTTCTTTCATTGGGACCTTTCACGTAGGGTATCAACTATAGCTTTAAGGGCTTCTATACCCACGTTTGCTTCTTCTAGATAAAAAGTGTCCCCACTTTTTTGCCAAGTGGCTAAGTTACGACTAACTGAATAGAGCGCGTTTTCTGACCAACCTACTAGTTCAGCACTAGGTAAGCTAGCAACTCTCTTTTCAAGCTTTGTTTTCTCTCTTTGTTCTTTCTTCTTTTTGAACATTTAGTTCGTTCTCCAAATCCATAGACCTAATAAAATCCCAATCAACCTCATCTTTTTTCAAACCCCTACCATTTATAGCGTAGGTTAGCGCTTGATTTTCTGAGTAACCAGTTTCTTTCCAGTGCCCTATAACTATAGCTTTACAGGTAAAGGGTACCCTAATTGCTAACCCATGGCCTCTTCTGAATGGCTCGTCAATTTCTTGCGTATCTGCGGGTTCCCATAAACCTTTAGGCTTATACGGATAAGTAAGGTTGTGCCAGTAAAAATTACCAAAGTCTCGTGTTCTCATGTGTTCTTCTTTATTTGAAGGGCTCTTGCGCCTCTATAGGCTAGATACCGTAGTTTAGGTGGTAGGTCTGAAGTACTTGCGGGACCTCTAGGTTTAAAGTTTAAGTGGTCTGATATATACGCCCACTTAGTGGTTAAACGTTTGAAATCTCTCCATTCGTCAATACTAACATCGTAATAGTTATAAATTGTTGAGTCCCTAAATACAAGCGTTAAGACAGATCTTTCTGGCGAGTAAGATGCCGCAACAGTTCGTGGCCTATCAATTTGGCTAGTTTGTGTTGGGACCTCTGTAAACTCCTCATCATCAAAAGGTGCGGGGCCATAGGCGGGGTCGTCTTCTGGATAGATGGCAAGAGCATCATCACCAGATCTATACGGACCAGTCTGGTCAATATTATACCCAGCGCCTCTAACGTCAATGTCTTTGTCTATATCTGACCCAAAGGTTTCTAAAACCTCTGTAAAGTCATATCGACCTTTTTCGTAAGCACTACGAACATTTGCTGGCAAGCCCTCTAAATACTTTTGCTGGTCTACTTGATTTCTTACGCTACCAATTGCAGACCTTGCTTTTCTGGCAGCTATTTGCGCTGGAGTTAGTTTTCTTTCTGCCACTTAGTTACTCCTCGCAAATATGTGTTTCAGTTTGAGAATCAGCTATTACTAGGTCACAAGAGTTACAACTAAACCATTTTGACTCTTTAAAGTTATTTTGTGCAGTTCCTTCAACGGGGAGATCTTCTTCCCCACTATCTGACTGACGACCATATTCATATATGATTTTTGGTTCAGCTAATAGCTCCGGTGGAAAAGGGCCCCTAGGTTCAGTTACCCTACCGGGTACTGGGTGCCCTTGACGAGTTATGATCCGTTCAATTCTCATTCAGCTGATGGTGCTTCAGGCTCTGCCGGTGCTTTTTTCTTTACTGGCTTAGCTTCTTCTTCTTTTACTTCCTCTTTAATTGCTTCTTCAATTGAAGGCGCTGGAGGTGGTGTAACTACCGGTAGCTCGCTAACGGCATCAGTAATAGAGTTTTTATACTCTTCCCAAGATAATTTCATATGTAGCTCCTTTTCGACCCTAGTTTACACGTAGTCTATGTTTTTTATCACACTCAACGGTTGCGTGACCCCTGTATTTACTGCTACGGTATATCCATGGCCTGGGCAACTGGGCCATCACTAACTACGTAACAAAAGGGTTGCAGTACGAACTTAACAGACAGACGTTGAGTTGCCTCATGTGAGTGACACACATAGGGTCAGAACTGGCCTTCTAGCCTAGGAGATAGTGTGCAAGGTAATGCTAAACAGAAAATTGGAATACTCGTACTATGTGCCGCACTTCCGTGGATACCTCCAGCTCTAGCAGCTGAAGAAGAACCTACTGTAACTGTGGCCGTGCCAGTAAAAACTGGCCTAGACCTATACAGAGACGCTACCGAGCTCTCAGACCAAAACCTTAAAGACCTTCTCATTCAGGTAGGTTTTAAAGGACAAGCCCTCAGGATTGCCTGGGCGGTTGCCAAGAAAGAATCTAACGGTCGTCCAAAAGCCCATAACGGAGACACAAGCACTGGAGATAATTCCTATGGAATTTTCCAGATAAACATGCTTGGTAGCCTAGGGGAAGCTAGGCGGGAGAAATTCAACCTAGAAAGTGACAAGGATCTATTTGATCCAGTTAAGAACGCTCAAATTGCTTACCACATGACAAATGGTGGCAAAGACTGGTCTTCTTGGAAGATATACCCAGGACAACGTAACGGAGAACGATACGAGGACTTTTTACAAAAGTTCCCTCAGAAGTAATAAAAAACCCCCGGTTATTAGCCGGGGGTTTTTTACTATACGTTACTATTTAGATTATCTATTAAGAGTCCTGCTCTAGGACCATCGCACCAAACTTCATGTGAATTTTCAAGGGGTAGGTAAAGCATATCCCCGGGGTTTAACGTATGGGTAATGTCCCCATCTATTTTCCAAAAAGATGTTCCTAGTATTTGCCAATAGAATATGTCATGTGGGTCGTGGTGATCTGAAACAAGCCTATTAGAAAGAGATACTCGTATACCTTGAAAATGCCAATCAAGGTCGCAAGTATGTGACATGGTTTTATAGTAGCCGCACGAAGTGTCCTCTTGCCCGTTGTTTAAACCGGATAGAAGTTCTGATACCCCTTTAAACTCTTTGAATATGTCAGACGTTTGAGGGGCAAGCCAAAACTTGCTTTGTATTTGTACATTACCGATTGATATAAAGTCATCATTACCGTGTTCTTTTACTCTTTTTGCTAACTCATGGTTCGTAGTAGTTGACTCTTTGTATAAAAAGTTTAAAACTTCTTCCCAAGTAATGTTTGGGGTTTGGTAGTTTTCAAATACAATGCCGTGGCTATTTTGCTTAGCTTCTTTAATTTTATCTAACATCGATCAATTACTTACCGCAAGTTGGGCACTTAGCTGCTGGAGCTGCCGACCCCGCTGCTTTAAACTTTGGGCGACCAAAGCCTACAATTGAAATCATTTCACCGGCCTTGTTCTTCTTGAAAGCACGAAGTTTCTTAGATACTTGACCGCCATTGCGTTGTGAGCCCTTTTTATCTGGACTAGTGTTTCCTTCGATACACCAAACAGTTCCGTCTTCATTGTCCTTAATAACAATGCCTACGTGAGAAATCCTATCTACGCCATCTGAGGGAAAATCAAAATAGGCAATATCCCCTGGTTCTGGATCCGCAATGTCACCATCAATCCATGAGCCAGCTTTTTTAAACGCCTGTGCTCCACCTGGAGTGTAAACAGTATTAGGGATCTTTACCCCAGCCTCGTTTCCACACCAGTTAACGAAGCTTCCGCACCATGGTTGGAAGTTAGCTTTTGTATAAGCTCCGTACTTTGTTTCGTTGTCCTTAGGACCTTCGATAGTACCTAGCTCTGCTGTAGCAACTTCAATAAGACGAGCCGCTGTTCCTTGATCTGCCATTATTCTTTATCCCAATCTGTATCAACTGGCTGTGCCTCTGGCATTGCGCCATCTGGCTTTGCTGCCAAACGTGCTGCTGTAGCATCAATCTCTGCTTCAAGTTTCTTGTCAGCTTGTGTGTTTTTTGCGTCCATCTCTTTATTTGACAACTGTGCTGCCATAACATCTTTAGCACCAGACTGTCCAATTAGAATACCTGCAAGCGTTCCTGTAATAAAAGTAGCAATGCTTCCTAGAACATTGAAGAACATCTTGTCATTCTCTGACTGTGCTCCAATAGGCTGTGTTACAAACAAAAGGCCGTATAGGATTCCTAGAGATGTGCACAAAAGAATAGTTCCTAAGGTGATACCTAGAATAAATTTTAATCTAGCATCTAGATCTTGTGGTGTTAGCTTTTCTTTAAACATTTGGTGTTCCTTCTGGTTGCGGGGTTTTAACTAAGTCTACAGGACAAGTCTGTGTAGCAGTACAGATAGGCGGCTTACATTCTGGTGTTTCCCAGTTTTTTGGGTCTTGGCAAGGATATCTAAAAAAGCCGTTATACCCACAGCTAGTTAACGATAGAGCTAAAAGTAAAGCTAATAAACCTCTTTTAATCATTCGTCATCCTTTGGGTTACGTAATGGGTAAGTCACCGCCCACGCAAATAGTGTTCCTACAATCGCATAGCCTACAATGGTTTTAGCTGACCCGTCTAGAACAACCCAGGCAATAAACATGCCTAGTAGTGTCCATAGCTGGTCGATCATATCTCTTAGTATTCTCACGGTTTTCTCCTATATCCTGATGGGCCAGAAGCGCCTCCGCCTCCAGTACTTCCTCCTGTTGAGCCACTTGCAGCACCTGCAGCAGCACCAACAGCATTTATTGCAGCACCTGCCGCAATAACTGTTGCAACAACAGCTTTTGTTGATTCTTCGCGCTCTTCAGTAGACATATCAGCACCAATACTTGCAAATGCTTGTAGTGCCTCACCTGGGTCGCTAAATATTGCGCCAATTAATTCGGATGGATTCTCTAGTAAAACTAGAGCCGCAGCTACGTCTGCTGTAATTATAACTTCATTACCTTCTTCATCCTGCCTAACCTCAACAGGGGTCTCTTCAGGAAGGTCCTTATACTCAATACCAGCATCTTGAATTTGCTCTTTTGTAAGAGTTTCTCCAGGGGCTACTGATTCAATAAGCGCTTCCGCAACTAATTCTTTTTCAGCGGTAGTTAGCTTTCCATCTTCAGATAAAGCTTCAGATAGGGCAGACACTTCTGCAGCAGTAACTTCTCCGTCTGCGGTTAAAGCATCCATAACGGCTTCAGAATCAGCGGCAGAAAGAGTGCCGTCAGATAAAACATCTTCTACAGCACTGGCGACTTCTTCAGCTTCTGTGGTAGGATCTGGTTCAGGTTCTACTATAGGAGGTTCAGGTGCAGGCTCAGGTGCAGGCTCAGGCTGTGGCTCAGGTTCAGGCTCAGGCTCAACGGGTGGCTCAGGCTTTGGCTCAGGCTCAGGACTTGGTTCAGGTTCGAGCTCAGGAACAGGTTCAGGCTCTGGGGCTGGCTCTGGCTCAGGTTGAGGCCCTGGCTCAGGCTCTGGGAGAGGCTCTGGGAGAGGCTCAGGCCCTGGCTCAGGCTCAACGGGTGGCTCAGGAATGGGATCTACAGGGACAGGCTCGACCGGCGGCTCAGAAGGCTGTTCGGGAGTTATTGGAGGAATACCAGGCTCGGGTTCTGGAATCGCCGGAGTCGGCTCAGGAGTTGGCTCAGGTTGAGGAACAGGTTGAGGTTCTGGAACCGTGGGAGAGACCACAGGTGGTTCGGGAATTGGAATTGGGGTAGGTTCTGGTGTTGGTTCTGGTGTTGGGGTTGGTGTCGGTGTTGGTTCCACTGCTGGTGGGATTGTTGGTATGGGCGTTGGTTCAACGGGAACAGGAGTAGGCGATGGAGTTGGTTCTGGTGTTTGTGGGGTTGTTGATGGGGTCGGTTCTGGGCTACTGGTCGGTGTTGCTTCGGGTGTGGCGCTTGGAGAAGGAGTTGGCTCAGGCGTTACTACAGGTGTCGGAGTTGGAGTCGGTTCCGGAGTTGAAACCGGAGTGGGTGTGGGTTCAGAAGTCGGAGTGGGAGTCGGTGAAGGTAAGGCAGTCGGACTTGGAGATGGCGTTGGACTCGGCTCGGGCGAAACTGATGATTCGGGAGTAGGTGTTGGGCTAGGGGTTGGATCTACTGTTGCTGTTGGTGTATCTGATGGCGAAGGGCTTGGAGTCGGAGTTGTTGCAGTAGATGTATCAGAAGGTGTTGGTGAAGGTGTTGGAGTAGGCGTTGGTTCAATCGGTGTTGGAACTACTCCGTTGTAATAGCGAAGAGGCCCATCAGGAACAGTTGTTGAAACAAAAATTGGAAACCCGTTAGAAAACCCGCCTGTGCAGAAAAGCGCAGCAATATCACCTTTACCATTAAAAAAGGCTTGTGAATTATCCCAACCAACATTAAAAACTTTTTGAGTGCCGTCATCTTTGGCGCAGGTAATTGTTGTTCCTGCAGGGGTCATCTCTGCATAAGCAGGGTTTGGGAATAATAAGGGAAAGAAGGCTCCGGATGTTAAAACGAATAGTGCTGCGAATAGGCGCAAGCGCTTCATAGGTAAAACTAATATATCATTTTAAAATGCAAAAAGCCCGCCAAACTGGCGGGCCTTTTGTTTGTGTTGAGTTTATGAAAGTGTTGCGTGAGGTGTAATTGTGATTGTAGCTGTTGAGGCAACTGAAGCTGCTCCTGCTGCAACTGACTGAGTCTTGATTGTTCCAGCAACACCTGAAAGACCAGCAACAGAAAGACCTGTTGTTGATAGCGCTCCTGTAGTTGTGGTTGTGTAAGAAACAGTGTTTGTAGCAACTGCTGTAACTGTAAATGTACCGTTAAGCGCTGTATCTGGTGCTACAAGTGACGCAACAGTGATCTTTGTGCCTACTGGGTACTTAGCGCCAGCACCTGCTGAGGTGATTGTTGCTGTTGTACCTGTGCGTGATACTGCTGTGATTGTTGAGACTGCGTTTGTAGCTGCTGTAGCTGTAGTGATGTTAGCTGCTTCGTAACCAGCATCCTTAAGGGTATCAAGGGCTACCGCTGTGGTGTTACCAAGTACGCTAGGTACTACGATGTAACCAATTCCAGCACCATCAGATGCAGAAAGGGCAGTTGTTGATTCTACCTTGCCGTACCACTGTCCTGTAATTTCACCAGCGTTAGCTGCGTTAGTTACTGTGAACTGTAGCTTGTTAGCTGTAGCAACTGTTGCTGCTGAAAGATTGTAAGCTGAAGCTGTAAGACCTGTAATGTTTACAACGTCTCCTGGTTGAAGTTGGTTTAGTGAGGTGTAAGTAACTGTTGTTCCGTTGCCTGAAGCTGCTGTAACCTTGTAGTTACCTGCGCTAGGAATAAATCCTGGAAAACCTGACCACTCAGCTTCAATGTCTGAGTGATTTCCAAGTGCTGGATTTAGGCGTGCACTAGGAACTGTAGTTGTAGTTGTCCACTGTGCATTTTGCGCATCTCCGTATGCAACTGTTGCTGCTGGAGTTCCATCAGCACGCTCATCATTTGGTAGAGGTGGGCGGGATCCCCATACAAAGTCAATCTGTAGGTTTCCTGCTGAGTCTGTAAGATTACCATTGTTGTTAAGCGTAGCTGCAGTTGCTGCAATAGCTACGGATTCTGCTCCTGTAGCGTTGTCAGACCCAACTGCTGCGGGTGAATTATAACTTGACATTATGTCCTTTTTCTCTAGAGGGATTTACAGCGCCTGATCGGGGCACCTAGATTAAGTATCTCTTAGCAATCCCAGGCTCGTCTGGCTTTATTCAAACGACTATTTGGATCTTTAGCTGCCTTAGGAAACATTTTAGCTTGGCCTGCAGATCGAGCACAGTATGACTTACGACGTGCGGCAGACTTCTTTGACTTGGCAGCTTCAGCTTTCTTTACAGGAGGCTTTAGATTGTGGCCTTCTTTTTTAGCTGAGGCGCGTCCTTTGGCGTTTAGTCCGCCATTAGGATTTTGGCCTTCTTTTCTAGTCCATGCTGGTGACTTAGGCATAAGGGTCTATGTCCTCTTGTTTCTCTATTTTTTTCTTACTTTTCTTTAACTCTTTTCTTGCAAGAGCTTCAAAAGAAGACCAGTCTATTTTACCGTTTTTTTGAGGCAAATTGTCTAAATTATCAAACTGACCTGGCTCTGTCTTCATTTGTTACCTAAACCTGTTCTTAGTTCCCCTGCTCGACTTGCTAAACCACGCACAGCGCTTCTTCCTCTCCGCGCAACTTTTCCACCAACTTCTTTAGCCTTAGCTTGTACTTTTGGATCTTTAGCGGTATCTATTCCTTTTTGCACAACTTTGGAAACACCTTTTTTAATAAGAGGTGCGGCTAAAGTTCCGGCAATAGGGTGTGCGGCAATAGCGGCACCTGCAGCAACAGCTCCTGCTTTATCAGCTGGGTTATCTGATTTAGCTACATCAGAAACAATACTGGCAACCCTAGCTATTTTGCCTGGTTTCATTTGCTCTTCTTTCCGGCTCTGCGCTTGTTCTCTTTGCCTACGTTCTTGCTGTGAGACATAGCGCGTAGGTTACCCTTTGAGTCATTCTTCTTATTATTATCTTTATGGTCAACGTCAGTATTTCGAGGTAGCTTTCCGTTTTTTGATTCATAATCAGCACGGGCTTTGTTCTTAGATGTAGTAACCCACTTACCGCCTACCTTTTTCTTGTAGACGTAGATAGGGCGACCGCCATTAGCGTCAGAGCCCTTGTATGGGCCAAACTTCTTTGTCTCAGCCATTAAAAGAGTAGCCCCTGTTCACCGTGGTTATGTTTGCCATCTTTACGCGCTACGTTACATCCAGGACCATCGCAGGATATGCGATCTTCTGGATGCAAAATATTTTTTCTAATTAAAGCGTTTTCGTACTGCTGTACATCAGCCATGCTTTTAAACCCCCGAATGCCGTAAGTTTGCCCAGCAACAAGCACACTGTGCTCATTCCATGGGCGAGCTTCTTTAGACTCTCTAGGTATATTAGCTGGATCTGGATACATGTTATGTGGGCCTACGTGGGGACCTAACAGAAGTAAATCCTGCTTTTTTGTATACCGTTGGTGTTGTGCCTGCATTTTCAGCTATTGCAACAGAGCCACCGCTTCCCTTAGGAGGAACAAAGCCTTTAGGCTTTGCTTGAGGTTTTGAAACTCTTTGAGCTTTTCCAGCAACTTTCTTGTAATCAAAAGTTTCTCCTTGAGGAGTATGAACTGTAACAGCTCCGTGAGTCATCACATCCGAAAGTATTGAGTCGGTAATTGGATGAGAGCCACGTTTACGAGAAGTACTCTTTTGAGTTGGGCTTTCCTCAGAGTAGTTAGTAATTTGTAGTTTTTCGTAATCGTGATGGGCAAGACTTCCTGCAGGACCTCCTGTAGGGGTTGTCACATCAACTGTTCTATTTTCAAGCCCCTTACGGCGCCGTGCGCGAACAGTTCCGCTTTTACGTGATGTTGAGGGCGCATACGGACGCTTAGGATCTCCAGTAGGTGTCCAGTGAGTAAGTTTACCTTCACCACGAATATTAGAAATAATTTTATCTCTATACTCTTTCATGCCGCCAGGTACTCTATCTCTTACATATCTTTGAATTACTGATGCTGGATGACCTAAGTGATTAGATAATTCATGCGCCATAGCTAAATCGCTACCTACGTACTTATCAGTAGTAGGCACTAAACGATCTGCAGCATAATCAGCACTAATGTGCATCGCATCAGTTTCTGTAATATGGCCAGCTTTTAATGCAGCCTCTGTGTCTTCCTTAGAACCCTGTATACCAAGATTAATAGGATTCTGAACTTTAACTCTAGAACCTCTTAGCAAATCTTCAGCTTCAGCTTTCTTTATTTTTTTAGACTTTAGCGCTGCTGCAACATCTTCTGGTTTAGCAGCTTTACTAGTAGTAGTTCCTGCTCTTTTCATTGCTTCTGCAATTTGTCGGCTTTGTATGTTAGAAGATACGTTTTGCACGTCAGACTCACGAGCTTTCATTGCGTAATAAATATGTCGTTCAGATGCAGTTGTTGGAACTACTGAATCAGGGTTAGCAGTTTTATTATCGCCTTGATATGCGCCGTCAGCTCTTTCTTGAGCAGTAGGTATCTGCGCTGAAGTTAACTTATTAAACTTAGCTGCGCCACGTCTACGAGTGTTTGTAGTACCTGAAGTTGATTTAAGTGCTGCAGAGGACACAGCACGACGGTCACCACT